TGGGAAAGTTTTTTTTCATGTGAACAAAAAATTTATTTGCCACTTTTACTCCAAAGAGTTACTGTTGCGTGAAATTGTTAACCAATAGCTGACCAAGTTTAATAGCATAACAAGCGGATAACCCCGATTTGTGACAAGTCGGAGCTATCTAAATCATAAGTTAAAAGTTATTATGAAAAATCATTGTTGTATCAATACTATACCCCATCGGCATAATAACAGTCACAATAGTTACACGAACACCAAAGGGATCCCCACAGAAAGCTTCATTGGGAATACGGTGTATTTAGCTATGAATAACAACTATATGTCAAGAATGGATAGGATCGGAAAAAAGTCATACTGAAGCATCTTAGTAAAAGAACAATCATCGTCCTATCAAGTGCTACCCGGCATTATCTATATCAGTCCGGCAAAAGCATGAAAGGAGAAATATACCGAATATCCTAGAAGAGAAAGAAATATTCATGTCCGCCAATAACAAATCCACCACAAATACAACCAAGGGTTGCTGCTATTAACGGCTACGTACCATTTCAATTACAGCACTGTATTTCACAACTCTATGATTGGCAAGGCAAAAAAAGATGTAAAAATTGCATTAAACCTCCCCTATCGGCTTGGACCAAACTTCCTCTTTCGTTTCTTTACACATTACGGAAATAGTTCCTCCAACAAAATCCTTCACATATCCTTTGCGTTCAGCCAACATATCTTCCGCCATTCTAATGGCCTTAGCCTTATCTTTCAATGAAAATCCTTTATTAGCAAAATCATTACCTTCTTTAAAATATATATCATAAGTTTCCATTGTATCACCTTTTTAAATTTGAGTGGCAAAGATAAAACCTACAATTATTATGCACAAGAGATTTCTTAATTATTTTTCGAATATCGTCAAGAAACAATTTAACTAAAAAAATTCCCGACTTATCACAAGCCGGGAATTCATGTAAAAGCACTATTATAAATATACTAACTATTGCAAAATTTTACCATCTTCACCTAAGAACAATGTCTGTTCATGAGCATCACTTGTCAACACATTAATTTTATAAATACGGCTTCCATCAATGCCATAGGCCATAAAAGCCTGCTTTATCATAGCACCTTCCAATGCAAGCCTGTCCATCACGGCTTCCGGCACATCATTCATATAGATTTCCGAGAAAACCAACTTCTTAGATTGTTGAGGCTTTTCCACTACCGGAACCTCTACCGGAGCCGCTTGAGCAAAAGAAACAGACACGCCTAAAGTCATCACTAATACCAATGTTACTAATACCTTTTTCATAATTACTTTATTTTTTATTTATTTTTACCGACAACAATAAAACAAGAAGCGCGCCACAAATCTGCTCATTTTAATATCTAACTAAAAATCAGCTACATACATATACATTTTTTCATTTCAGGAGTGTAGATTCCTGTTGACAACACCACAAAAGTGTGGAAAAAATCCACAAAATCAGGTTTTATACCGGCGAACAAAAAGTATAGCCAAGCTGTTTTATCAACCTCATCAAAACATTTAAATACCATGAAGAAGAGATGTTATTCTATATGTGTAATATTATGGGTACTGATCACCACCTTGTCTGCTACCTCTCCCACTACATTTCATATAGCACTGAAAAAGATATATCCACATGCCACGAACGTAAGCTGGAGCCAACAAGGGAATTATTATGTGGCCTCTTTTATCCAAAATGGTTTTGAAAAAGAAGTATGGATGAACGGTAATGCCCAATGGGTAATGACTAATACCGATTTACAAACTACAGATCAACTGACACCTAACGTATATAATGATTTTACATTGAGTCCATACGCCATGTGGACTGCCACCAATGTAAATCTCATAGAATTTCCTAAACGAACCACTCTGTACGTAATTACTGTTAACCTAAACAATTCGTCGGCCACCAAACAATTATTCTACACACTGAATGGCAGGTTATGGCAAACACGTGACGTCAGTTATATCAATCCTACATTATCCCCCGGAATCTTTGAATTCTAATACTATTATGACTGAACAAATAACATTTCCGGAAAAGGGACATATCAACAATTGGCAAACGATTATAAACTAGCATTTTAAAGTAAAATAATAAAAGAATCTACATTTTCAGGGCGTTAAATTAATGTAAAAAACTGTTTCATTTCCCATCCCCCTTACCTCATTTTACTACTTTTGCGCACACTCAGCCTATAAATGTGCAAAAGTTATCATGGAACTAGAACAGAGTTTTATTGCTCTTATCGAGCAAAGTATAAAAACAAATTGGTATTTAAACGCTCTTACAGACTATAAAGGCATCACATTACAATACAGAGATGTGGCCCGTAAAATAGAGAAAATACATATCTTGCTGGAAAATGCCGGCATTGAGAAGGGAGATAAAATAGCCATCTGCGGGCGTAATAGCGCTCATTGGACAGTAACTTACCTTGCCGTCATCACCTATGGTGCCGTAGTAGTACCTATCCTACATGAATTCAAAGCCGATCAGGTACACAATATTGTAAACCACTCTGAAGCCCGCCTGTTGTTCGTAGGCGATCAGATATGGGAGAACTTGAATGAAGCAGCCATGCCTCATTTGGAAGGTATCATAGAATTGAAAGATTTCGGTGTACCCGTATCCCGTTCGGAAAAACTGGCTTATGCCCGCGACCATCTGAATGAGATATTCGGGCACAAATTCCCTTGCAGATTTCGTCCCGATGATATTTCTTATGAAAAAGAAAAATCAGAAGACCTGGCCATCATTAATTACACTTCAGGTACTACCGGATATTCCAAAGGCGTAATGCTGCCTTATCGTAGCATACTCTCCAACGTGCTCTACTGTAAAGAAAAAATAGGTCTGAAAGCAGGTGACAGCGTCGTATCCATGTTACCTTTGGGACACGTATTCGGCATGACTTTCGATTTTCTTTACGGTTTCACAGCAGGCGCCCATCTATGGTTTCTTACCCGCATGCCATCGCCCAAAATCATAGCCGAATCATTTGCGGAAATCCGCCCGCGCGTCATAGCTTGCGTGCCACTGATTGTGGAAAAAATATTCAAGAAAAATATTCTTCCCAAGGTAGACAACAAATTAGGTAAACTGCTATTACATGTTCCCATCATCAGCGATAAGATAAAAGAACTTATCAAGCAGAAGGCGATGGAAGTTTTCGGCGGAAATTTCATCGAAATCATCATCGGAGGGGCTCCTTTCAATGCCGAAGTGGAAGCCTTTCTAAAAATGATAGATTTCCCATACACCATTGCATACGGAATGACTGAATGTGGTCCCATCATCTGCCATAGTCATTGGACAGAACTGAAACTGGCATCTTGCGGAAAAGTTGCCGCACGTATGGAAGCCAAGGTACTGTCTCCTAACCCATCAGCCATTGCGGGTGAACTGGTATGCCGTGGAGCCAACCTGATGTTGGGCTATTATAAGAACGAGGAAGCGACACGGCAAGTCATTGATACTGAAGGATGGTTGCATACAGGCGATATGGCGACAATAGACGAAGACGGAAATGTTTTTATCAAAGGACGTTGCAAAAACCTGTTACTCACTTCTTCCGGACAAAACATTTATCCGGAAGAAATAGAGTCCAAGCTAAACAATATGCCATACGTGTCAGAGTCACTGATTATTCTGCAACAAGACAAACTGGTGGGCCTAATCTATCCGGATTCCGATGATGCTTTTGCTCACGGCTTGAGCCAATCAGACCTTGTACGGGTAATGGAAGAAAACCGCCTTGAACTGAACAAACAATTACCGGCATTTTCCCAAATAGCCCGCTTCAAGCTATATCCTGAGGAATTTGAAAAAACAGCCAAAAAAAGTATCAAGCGCTTCTTGTACCAAGATATAAAAGAATAAATCAAAAAAAGCTCTCTTCATAATATGAAGATGTATCAAAAGTAAAATGGCGTATCATTTTGCCAGTAGGGGCAAGGTTCGCTCGCCCAAAAATAGTTTGCTTATGCATTTGGGCAGGCAAACCCTGCCCCTACAGTTGACAAGGGATATTCAGTAAATGTCTCTAAAAAATAAGATGGCATATGAAGATGATAGGGCATGACCATTTCATATGCCATTCTT